TACTAGCTTTTTGAGCATCGCGCCCTCGTCGTTTAGCTCGCACCAAATCAAAAAATTCTCGTTTGACGCATTGCAAATCTCGGCCACTTTTTCGCATCTTTGCTCTAGGCTATCTTTTTTGGCTTGCCTGCGCTCTTGTAAGGTTTGCGCGGCGATCGCAAAAAGCGAGCCCTTGCTTTGGCTCTCGACTTCGACGTGCTGCATTTTTAACGGCGGGAGCTTAAATTTAGCGTCCTCTTCGGCGCTATACCCTAGATCGGATGGTTTTGTAAAAAATACCGCCCACGAGCTGATAAATTTCCAAAACGGCTTAACTGCGTGACTTTTTAGTATCCATTCGGATGTATCGCCGCCGTCGTGCACAAAATACATCGAGAGCATTTCGGATAAGCTCATCACGTTTAAAAACTCCGTATGATTGCCTAGCTCCGTGTAGTCGTTAGGGCTTGGAGTGGCTGAGCATGCGAGCTTATAAGGCGTGTGTTTGTAATTTTCGATGATTAAATTTCGCGCGGCCGAAGTATAGCTTTTTAGCCTTGAGCTCTCGTCCAGGACTAGCGCGACAAACGCGTCCGGGTCAAATTTATCCAGCTTTTCATAATTGGTAATGTTTAATCCGTTTATCACGTCGTCCGCGCTTTCGCAAAATTTAACGTCATATCCTAGGATGTGCTTTATCTCCTCGATACTCTGAAAAGCGACGGCAAGAGGCGTCACGATGAGCACGGGCGCGCGCTCTTTTAGCCAAATTTGATAAGCCCCCTCGCCTTGCATCGCCGTTTTGCCGCTGCCCGTCATCGCAAATATCGCAAAATGCCCCTTTTTAAGCGCGAGATAAACGAGATCTTTTTGATAATCAAACAGCGCGCCGTTTAGCTCGTCTCGCGAAATTTCGATGCTTTTAAAGCTTGCGCGTTTTTGTTTCGTCTTTAAAAAGTCTTCATAGTTTTTTACTTCGCAGGACGGCAAAGCCGCCCTTTGCGACGAGGAGCTACGCTCCCTCGACCCACCTAAAGCACATCGCGGCGTGTCGGCCGCGCCGTAGTTTTTACCATCTTGCATAAAATTTACCTTTATCAAATAATACAATTCTTGAAAAAGTCGGGCATTGAGCAGATTTTGCCGTTATCGCTTAACGTGGCTATAACCTCAAAATGCTCATGCTCGTCCAAACATCCGATCGCTTTTATCATCGCTTCGCGCCTTGCGTTTTCTAGCTCTTGCTTTAGGACGCTTATGTCTTCGCCCGATCTCTTTGCTTTGAAAAATGCCATTTGAAGCGCGCTATATCGCCTAATCTCAGGCTTACACTCGGCTTTAACTTTGCTTGCGTAGAAGTCTTGAATTTCTTTTGCCTTATCCACTGCCGGCCTTTAAAAAAGCGACCCTTGGGCGCGTTCTCGCAAGGCTAGATCGCAGTTTTTCGCCGCAACGTTAAAATAAGAGCTCTTTAGCTCGATACCTATCCCTTTGCGGTTCATCTTTAGAGATTGATAAACCTCGCTACCGATGCCCAAAAACGGAGTAAATACGACGTCGCCCTCATTGCTCCACAGCTGGAGCGCACGCTCTATAACGTCAAGCTGGAGCGGGCAAATATGCTTCTCGTCCTCGTCGTCGCGGCTGCCTTTTAGGCTTAGCGTGTTGCTTGGATTGATGTCCATCCAAACCGGACTCGCGTATCTTTGCCACACTTCGATACTCCCGCGGTTTAGATTGCCTTTTTCTTCGTCAAATTTAGAGGCGATAGGCGCGCCGTCGCCGCAGTAGTATTTTAACCCGCCCTCGATAGGCTCGGCGTTTATGCCCGGCTTTCTCATCGTGACGAGGTAGTCGGGTATCCCTTGGCGGCTCATTGCGCTATCTTTTACGAGTTGCTTATGAAGCAGGCCGAGCGCCTTGGTGCGTTGCTGAGCGATTACGGGATCTTTCCAGATGCAAACCTCGGAGTGAAATATAAAACCCACGCTCTCAAAAAGGCGTATCAGCTCGCCTCTAAAGTCGCGAATTCCGATAAATCCGTCTCTAACCTTTGAAGTCGGTAAATTCATGCAGTGAAAACTCATAAGTCGCCCGCTTTTTAGGATACGAAATAGCTCCTTTGCTAAAAACGCAAAGTGCTCCATAAATTCGCCCTTTTCTGAGTTGCCCATATCTCGATCGGAATTTGAATAAGTGTAAAGGCTATCAAACGGCGGCGAGTAAATGATATATCCTACACTCTCATCGTTTAAGGCTTTAACAACCTCGCAGCTGTCGCCGTTATAAATGGCGTAATCGTCCGCTACAACTTGATTTATGACGTTCATTTTTTTACTCCTCACCCGAGCAAAGCCCGGACTGCGGCAGGGGATTTTATCCCCTTGACCCCTCTAAAGCCCTGCCTGCGGCGGGTTCCTTTTAAATTTCTCATGCCTCTTTACCTCTAATCATCTCTAAAATCTCATCTTTATCGACAAACACGCTGCGACCGGTTACGGCGTAGCGCTTGATAATCCCTTTTTGCGCCCATTTTTTGATAGTCACGACCGCAACGCCTAGCATTTTTGCCGCCTGCGCGTAGCTGATAAAATTTATTTGATTTTGATGCATTTTCACTCCTTTAACTTCGCAAGCGAGCGAGGCCCGCCTTTACGACGAGGGATTTTATCCCCTCGACCCCTCTAAAGCCCTGCTTCGCGGGTTCCCGATTTTTCATTTTGCGCCTTCGATCGGCTTTTCGTTTTTCGCCTTGATCTGCATGGCGATTTTTATATGCTCCTCGTTCGGATACCTTTTGATTAAATTTTCTATACCCTCAATCGTGAAGTATTTACAAACCTTAAGCGCCTTTATGTGCTCATCTACGTTAAATTTTCCCACTTTTTACCCTTTAAAAAATAGTTTTGCTTAAATTTAATCGCTTGCGCATATCCATAAAATATGCGATTTGTTCATTAAATTTGCCAAGATAGACGCCAAAAGGAAACTCACCCGTGAGCTTATCCGCGATCTCGTCCATCACCTCAACGCACTCCTTAAAGTTCTCGTTTTCGATAAAATCTATAAATTTACCTTTGAGCCTAAACGTAACTTCAAGGCGCTTCCAGTCCTTAAATTTCTCATCTATTTTTTGTTTGTGGTAGTTCGTTTGCTTTTCGAATTTGTCGTATAAACAAACCTTGTCCACGGCATAAAACTTCCCGCTTTTTAGCCCGTGATTGGCGTAAATACTCGTCTTAAAGCTTATTACGTCATCGGCGCACTCTTTTACGGACTCTTTAAATTTGCCTTTGGCTTTAGAATTTACGTCGCCCCGATCTTTAAAATCCACCGCGACATCCCAGCTGTAAGGCTTAAAACGCCGTAAAAACTTGCCCAAAATTCGGTAAGTCTCTTTATAAATATCCCTGCTAGGCTGAAATAGCCCCGCAAAGACAACGCAAACGTAATAGCCAAAAGGCTTTTTACGCTTCTTGCAAAGATCGTTTAACTCGCTTGAGTTTTCGACCACCAGCATCGTATTACTTAAGCTTTTCGTGCCGCGCTTAAAGCTTATGTAGCGGATTTTAAAGGGGTGCTTTTCGTCCGCATCAAAAAGCGGCTTGTTTGCGCCCTTAAATTTATACTCCGCATAATCCTTGACCGTTTTATTTCGGCTTATTAGCCGCAGCTTTCCCAAAAGTTCAAGCTTTTTTAAAAAGCCGTTCAGCGTGGCCTTTGGCATCACAAAACGGATGCTATCTATCCCACAATCGACAATGTCATCTGCGCTAAATTTAGGCGTTTTGGGCTTCATCTACTGCACCGCGAGCCAATTATCCATTTTTTGTTTGATTTCAGTGATAAGGTCGTCCGCTTGCTCTGTTTCGTTTTGCTCCACGAGCTCGGCAAGCTCACCCAGATCATCTTCTATCTCCTCAAAAAATGAGGCGATTAGTTCTTTGATCTCGTCTTTGGCGTTTTTTAACGCATCGCTTAAATTTTTACTCATTACCCGCCTCTTTTTTTGCGACCTCGATGGACATCTTAAGCCCGTGCGAGATTTGGACGTCCGACAAGTCGTCCGTGTTTAGCTCTCGCTTTAGCTCGCGCTCTAGGTTTTCGAGAGTTTCGAGGTAGCTTTTTTTGTCCTCTTTGAGCTCTTTTATCTGCTCGTCTATTCTCTCGATCCCCGCCTTGACTTCAAAAAATCTCTTTAAATTTTGAATTAGCATGTTTTTTCCTTTATATCCACGATCGTGCCGCCTAGCCTGCACGCGATAAACCCGTCCGCATTTACGTAGTAGTGCGACCCGCTAAAGATCGCGCCGCTCGCTCCTTTAAATTTCCTATCTTTTGCCCGGCACGGCTCAACTGAGCGATGCGAGAGTATTTGTCTTAAAATTTGGATTATTCGCACTTTTTGCCTCCGCTTTGCCTAGCTTTGCGCCGCGTTTAACCCCGCGGATCTCGCCCTTTGGAGTTAGTTTTGTTTCAAACCCCGCCATCGCCATTTTTGCTTGAAATATCGCAAAATCAACCGCTTTTTTATTTAGCATTTTTTAACTCGCTTTCTTTTTGTTCAAGTAAATAAATCCCG